GTTGTCCACACCCGGGGACGATCCGGGGGGCTCTGCGGTCGGTGTCGAGTTTGCCGCAGGATTTTGAGTTTTCGCTGGATTCATGGTTTTCCCAAGTGAGGGAAACCACTCGCAGCGCCTGAGAGTCGGTCAATTAGTGCCAGCGCGTTGCGCCCTTATTGGCCCTTATTGGCCCAACATTGAGTGAACTTCGCGCAATCGATCACGGCGTGATGATCGTCGCGTGCATTTCCGCCAGCTCGTTTTGGAGCGAGAGAATCTCCTGCGTCCGCCCGGCCACGATTCCCGCCGTGCGCTCAGTCAGGTGCGGCTCCGTCGAGTCCACCGTGGCCTCGACCAGGCGCTCCACGAGGATTTGCCGGAACGCCTGAATCACCGGGTCGCCGGGCGAGAACTTCGCGAAGATCGCGCGCAGCTCCTCCTTGTTGAAGGCACGCGCGGGCGCGGGGTAGTAGACCACTTTCGCGCTCATTTCTTGTCCCGGTACGTCCATGCCGCGCTGTCCCAAACCAGTTCCCGCATCCGCTCCAAGCGTTCCGCCGCATCGTGCGCCTCATCCTCGGTGGCGTAGAGGCCGACCAGTGCATAGCTGGGCAGCGGGTGCTTATCCATAAACGCCCTGATTCCCCGTTCCACCTCGTCCTTGGCTTCGGAAACCTGAGAAGGGATCTGCTCCTCGCACCACGTCAGGCACCAGCCAGCGTCAAACGCCGCCGATGCGACAGTGATTTCCTGACTCGTCTTCGTCGCAGCCATAAATTCAGCCCGCACTCTGCGGCGCGTCGGTCAGGGGGGCCGTGCCGATGCGCCCCACCTGCTTGTTTTTGTCCTGCTCGATCTGCTGGGTGAGGTACTTCTGGTAATTCTCCAGCATCTTCTGGAAGCCGATGTCCTTCTGCGCCTGCTCCATGAGCTTCGGGCTCCCGGTGACCAGCTGCTGGAGGGTCTGCATCCGCAGCTGGGCGTTGATGCCCTGCACGGGCATGTCGGGCTCGACGCCCACGCTCATCTGGTTGACCGCCGCGCGCGTCGCCTCGACCTCCTTGGAGGTCACGTTGGCCTGCGGGCGCATCGACTTGCGGGCGAGCACGGGATCAATGCCCGAGGCCACCACTTGCAGCCACGGCGCGCGGTCGATCATCCCGGTCGAGTCGAACTGGAGGAGCTTCCCGCAGGCCTCCAGTTTCTTCATGGCGAATTCCATGTTGAGGTCGCGGGCGTCAATCTCGATGAGCACATCGAAGCGACCACGGATGTCCTCGGGCTCCAGCGGCGAGGCCAAGTCTGCGCCGGTAATGCGGGCGAGCTGCGCGGGCGAGTAGTACTGCTGGCAGAGTTCGATGATCTGCTCGAAGACCTCGTTCATAAACGCCGAGAAATTGTTCACGTCGCGCTGCTGGATGAGCGCCGAGCGGTTCGGGTCCGCGCCAGGGACCAAGCGCCCGCAGTATTCGTCGCTCTCCACCTTCGTGGTGCGCTCCATCTCGACACTCTGCTGCGTGAAGTCCGGCAGCTGCACGAGTTCCCAGTCATCCATCCGCTGCACCGGGTTCTGCGCGGCGGGCCCGAGGATCAACTCCACTGCGCCCCGGCTCGCCTTCACCTTGGAAGGCGGCGTCGCGAGCATCTGGATGTGAACGCCGCGCGCATCGCGCTGAACCTTCACCTCGTTCTGGTGCGTCTCGATGGGAACGCCGAGGCCCCGGCTGTCTGTCACCTGCCGCCCGAGGCGCTCGCGCGTGCGAATCACGAACGGGTAGAGCCCATGCTTGTAGTCCACCAGCTCGCATTTCAGGTACTCCTTGGGGAGGGCGATGTTCCAGATCGTGCAGAAAATCCCATTCACGCCCATGTCCTCATCGGGCCTGCGCTCGTAGCTCCACCAGATTTCAAAAAGGTAGTTGTGCTCGTTCACCTGCCAACCCGGGCCCGAGAGGCTCGTGGTCCCGCGCTGCGAGGTGCGCATCGATGCGTAGTCGGCCAAGGTCATGCCCCGGCCCTTCTCGATTATTTCCTCTACCAGGTCAGCGTCCCAGCCCTGCGTGAGCACGCGCTCGCGCAGCTCGGCCTCGTTCAACCATTCGCGGCGGTGGATCGTCCGGCTCCGCTGGATGTCCGAGGTTCCAATGGGGAAAAAGATGTCATCGAAATAACGGAGAGTCTGCATCGACGGGCGGTTCTCGCGCACCACCGGGACAGGCAAATCCGTGTGCCCCTGCTTGCGCAGTTCCTTCACGGCGTTGCGGAGGGCCTTGTCGCTCACGCCGGGGAAGGCGGCAGTGAGCCAGCTGTAGAATTCCTGCTCGCGCTGCTTGTTCGAGGCGAGGTCTTGGAAGTCCGCGAGCATCGCGGGCTCCATCCGCTGGTCGTCCTGCGGAACTTGGTCGGGGTTGGATGCCCCGGTCACGTACATGGTCGCCAGCTCCTCAAAGGTCACGAGGCGCTTTTGCAGCATGGCATCCTGCCACCACTTCACCTCCGCGATGCACAGGCCCGGGTCGTCGGCGTACATGTGCTGCGCCGCCAGCTCGACCTCGACGCGCAGTTCCTTCCGCATCTCTGAATCGCGCAGCCAGCGCAGCATCGATGTCACGTTCGCAGCGTTCTCGATGTCGGTGGGCTCCACGGCCACGGCCTGCACCTGTCCCCGAAAGAAAGCCTCAGTCACCAGCGCCACCTTGTCGTTGATGTTCACATCCACGAGCGGGATGCGGGAGTCGGGCGCGCCCTCGAACGGCAGCGCGGACACACCCAGATCGGCAGCGTGCTTGCGCCCGTCCTTACTCTGCCCGTCCCACTCGTTGTAGCGCACTTCGCGCGCGTGCTGCTGGCGCTGCCACACCTCCGTGCCGTCGGCGACGATGCGCTCCAGCTCCTCGCGCAATTCGCAAACTTCGTCTTCGTCGCGCTCTTTCATTGGTGCCGTTCAAACGGGTCGCGCAATTCCGTCAAGTAGTGCCAGCAATTCTTTTCTCAGGTAGCGGGCGCGGCGCATTCCCGCCGGGTAGTAGCGCCGGAGTTCGCCCTCGGCCTCGTGCCGGGCGAGCGCGCGCTTGCCGCCCACGGCAGTCAGGACCACCGCGCGCGGCAGGTATTTCTGGAGGGGAATCTCAGTCATGGGCCAGCGACGCCATTAGCTCCGATATCTCACGGTCGATCTCCTGCTGCGCTCTCTCGCGTTCATCGGGCGGGAATTTATCGATAACCCGCTGGCGCGACAGCAGCGCCAGCGCCTTGGTGACCGGGCAATACAGGTCGATGAGCACGGCCTCTTTCTCGCGACTCAGGAATTCCTCGCCTGCGAGGATGGCCGCGTGGTTCGCCTTGTAGGATGCCTCGACGGCGCGCCGAGCGTAGGAGGATGGGGTTTCGGTATTCATGGTTCTACAGGAGGCGCACAGACCAGCGCCCTTTCGCCGAGGTGGTTGATCATCAGATTGGGGCGCGGGTCCACGTCCCACGGGACGATCACACCACGCAAGAAGTCCCAGAGTTCCCCGGCGTCCTCGGGCAGTTTGGCCTTGGGATCACCCTTCGGGTCCGCGTCAATGTGGAATTCGATCACGTCAGGTTTTTCGGTCACGATTACCGTGACCGTCCGCAGTTTTGTTTTCAGTACGTGTGTGTGTGTTTTGTTCATGGTTAGTAGTAGCACATGCCGCGCGGCTTCATCAGCTCCGCGTCGAGGTGGCCGTAGCCCGCCTTGATGAAATAGCGGTCGGGATCGATGATGTCCTTGAGGGCGTTCTTCTGTCCGCCGAGTTCGGTGAATTCCCGGTAGGCGAGATCGGAGTGCGGGAGGTCATCGACCACGTACCACTTGGGGCAGTTGGTCGCGTCCACCGGGCGCTCGGTGTCGTAGTCCATCGCGTCCGAAATTAGTTGGATGCTCTCGGTCACGCCCGTGTTCGGGGCCTCCTCCCATGTCATGGGCGGCACGACCTCCCTGCCGGTGTGATCCCGCACGGGCGTGTCCATCAGTTCCATGATGCTGGTGCCCTCGTCTTGGCTCGGCACGGCCATGCCGCCGAAGCGTGGGTCGATCAGCCGGGCCGCGATCTTCTCGGCCTTCGTGTCATTCCATTTCTCGCCGTCCCAGTAGTTGCCCTCCAACTCAAGTATCAGCCGCCGGTAATCAGCCATGCCCCGGCCCGCGTTCATGCGCTGCGCCTCACCGGGTCGCCAGTCCACCTTGTCCGCCTTGTCTGGATGCAGCGCCCAGTCGCCATGCTGCGCGAAGTCCGGCCATTCCCGGTAGACGATTGTCCAGCCGTTCGGCGTGCAGAAATACCATTTGATGAACCAGTTTTTCGTTCCACCAGGATCGGCCACGCAGTAGCGGGTGCCGCCGCGCTTGCTGCGCTCGATCTCGTTGAACCGCTCGCGCGTGATGCGGTGGACCGCGCCGTATTTCGGGAGCGCCGAGGTGTC